CTCCTATCAATCGAAAATTCTACCCCAACCATCGTTGCCACCTGGACACCAACGATGCTTGAGAACTGCTTTAGTATAAATGGTTTTCTTACCATTTGTCACAGGACCAGTATAGTTATCATTGAGAGAACCATATGGGTCATTGACATAATATCCTTTCCCATCAGGCGTCTTGCCAATAACTACACACATGTGACCGCCAGTAGGATTAGATAAAGAACCCCTATGGAGGATGCCAATAACAACAGGTTTCCCAGCATCAAGGCTACGATCAATATCAGCAAAAGAAAGATTATAACTAAAATGAGACTTAACTCCATAACCTGACAGAACCTTTGTCTGTACGGCATGGTCAGTCGTGTCACCAATCGCAAATACTTTTTTGACATATTCATCATCACCTTTAATGCTTCCTGGATTGAGGAATGCAAGGCACATAGCACATGATGAACTGTTACAAGTCCTGTGTGCATCTCTATAGTTGTCTACTTGATTGAAATATGGAACTGCAAGAACTGCTGGAGTTGGTGGCTTTGTTCTATAAATTCCAATCCATTCAGTTTCTGAATCATCCATAAATTCAGCAGGAAGATTATCTTCTAACCACTGAACTGCTGCTACATGATTCGCATTACCATCATCATAATACTTAAAAAAGTTATGAAGGTCTAATGTCATGTTTGTATAAATCTCTTGAGCTATTTATCATAACCTATATTCATTTAACTTTTCCAAAACTTTACCCAGGTAATGATGTGCTAACCATTTAGGATCATAACCAGATTTATTCATCCATTCTTTGTCTAGATCTGCTTTCAATTTCAGAACCTCACAAATCACAATATCTTTAGTAATTTGTCCTCTTGGCATCACAATAAAAAAACTCTGCCCTATATTTAGGACAGAGTTTAAAATTATTTTTTATTATTTCAAAATACTCCAGGAATAATCTGCCCAGTAACAAGATAAGAGCCAGCAGCTGCTACAAATCCAATCATAGCAAACCAACCATTAATACGTTCTGCTTTTTCAGTAAAAATTTTGTTCATTGTTTTTCTCCTTAGTAAGTTTCAGAAAGTTTTTCTACAGAGTAACTCAGAAGCACAAAAAAGGCAACTGAGGTGATGGTAAAAATTACTTCAGTCATCAGAAGATCCCGAAGAAGAAGTTACCAGTGCTAATATAAGAAATGATACCAGCAACAAAACCGACCATTGCCCAGCGCCCATTAGTCCTCTCCTTGACTTGGTTGGGAGTCAGCATCCCATAGTTTTCATAATACATGGTGGGTTCTTTTGCCCACATGTTTTGCTGACCATATTCATTAGTTGTAACAGTCATTGTAATTTTGTAAAGATTTATTACAGAATTATATAGCAAAAATAAAGAAAAGTCAATACCCTTTAGTAGTAATTTATACTTATGTGTGTTAGGAAATCAAAACTTAAACATAATCAACCTATCAAAGGTTCCCAAAAACCATAATAATCATAATCCAATAGTTGCTCTGTTCCCATTTCAGGAGGTCTATTTCTCCAGAAATTTAAAACGCCTTCTACGTTATTTTTATGAAATACTTCTACATGATCTTGATGAATTCCAGAAGTAAAATCATATCTATATGTAAACAGAGGAACAGAATAAGTTCTACCAGTATTGTAAATAATTTCTTCTGATGCAGCTCTTGGTTTAAGTTTTTGATCTACCCTAAACTTATCCCCCCTACAATGAAGTTTAACTATCTTAGAGGCATGATGTCTTGTAATGACATAGAATGCTGCACAAAAATCATTAATCAATCTGGGGTGGAGGTTTGCTCGTAAGTTTTTAGTGCTAGTAATTGCACATTGCAATACATCCCAATCATATGGAGCATAAGAAAGAAATCCTCCCCAAGTAAAAGGCCAATAAGGGACTGTATCAAATACAATATCATCTTCGCATATAATAATATAATCTAAATCAGTTTGTTCATAAAAATATTTTATTGCTTTGAGGTGTGACATGGTACATCCAAGTTCACCTTGAGTAATAAGTTCTGGAAACTTTCCAACTAACAAATCACTTACATCATTATTACCTCTAGCATCAATAGCAGGAATCCTTGTATTAGGTATTCCATACTCATCAAACAAAGCATTCATATGCTTTTGCCTATCAACCTCAGTATCAAGATTGATCCACAGAATAGGACCCATCCCTTTGAGTTTCTTTTTTACTGTAGAACTGTCAATCATGGTTTCCCCCACTGTGGATATCTATGATGTTTTAAAAATGTATAATCTACATTCACTTTTTCAATATCAGAAAAACTATTTCTTTGCCAGGTTAAATGTGGAATAAAAACATATGCATTAATTTCTTTATGAGATTCTGCATAATGCACATCACATGGTTTAGTTATATCAATTAAGTTGTCAATAAATCTATCAAACACAGTATGTTTAAATGCCACAGAATGTGCTGCTAAAGTATACTCACATTTATAAACATTTTCAGATACTTGATGAAGATTCATTCCATGAAAATGTTGACCTCCAAGATAAAGCATATCCCAATCACTAGGAACTTCAGTTGAATATTTTAAAAATAATTCATTGATATTATCATCAAATTGTACATCATCTTCAAGTAAAAGAAAATTTTTCAAACCCAACTGTTTAGCATATTTGATGGCAAAGAACTGTGATAAAGCACAACCAACTGCGCCTTCTTTAATTTCTGGAGGAAAATCAAGATTCATTTTAGACCCATCAATTCCAGAAATTCTTTCTACATTCAAAGAATGTTTATCAAATTCTTCAGTTGCTAATTTCCACCTATCAGGTCTTGAATCTAAGTTAATACAAAAAATTTTTTCAAAGAAATGATTCATAATAGCTCCCATTTATCCAAGTAAAGATCTGATGTATCATGTTGAGATAATGATGGTCCAAACCAATTTTTAGGTGCAATAACATCATCACTCTTAGACAACCAAGCTCCCCACCAACTAAAAGAACTATTAGCAATAATATGATATTTACATAAAGACATGAGGCACATATCAAAATCTGGATCTGAAAATTGAGAAACTAAGAACCTATCACTATCAAAAAGTTTTTGGTTAAAGCACCAATCAGGATCATCCGAAAAAATAATAACAGGAGTATTTGGAAACTTACTTAGTGCCTTTTCATAATATTCTATTGGTGGTGTAGGATGATAAGATTGTAAATTTAAGTAATCACCCCTCCTTACATGAATAGATGTGACTTCTCCACTTGAATCAACATCTTGAATAAATTTAAAACACTGATCTACAAGTTCTTGAGGAAAAGAAAAATCTTTTCTTATTTCATCTTCAATATGTTTGAAGTATTTTTCTGATTGAAAATATCCATACAAATCTACATTGTCATCACAGGTATTGAAAAGTTCTTCATCAAAATGATATCCAGACTCCTGAACTAGTTTATGATTTAATGTATCAGTTTTGACCCAACTAATATTAAATGTATTGTGAATATTTTTGGCACAATATCTTACATTTGAATCAACCAACCCAAAAGAACTTTCTGGAGGAATACAAAAATCAAATCCTCTATTCGCAGCAATACCTCTTAAAGAGGCATACTGAAACATTTGATTTCCTAATCTACCAAGATTTCCAAGATTATTAAATGTTATCATCTTTCAATACCCAATGAGTGTCCCATTCAACAAAAGGTTCAGATTCTTTTGACATAATTTTACCATCAAGGTAAAAATCTTGAACCTCATAGTTTGATGAAAGTATTTCTTTAAATCCTTCAAATTGATTGTTTAGTCCAGAATAAAGTTCTACAGATGTACCATGAGTTTCACAGAATAATTCACCTATTTTCTTTTGATCAATATAAGGAATAATAGTTTTAATAATTGACAAATCACTTCCTTGACAATCAGTGATTAATGTATCAATATAATCAATTTGATTTTCTACAAAATAATCAAAAAGATTGACACAATTAACATCGAAAGTTTTAAAGGATGATTTCCCACCAGAAAATCCATGGGCCAAAGAGTAGTCAGATAACTCAGAAAGAGATGTGGAATGTCTATTTTCAGTAACATAAAGTGTCTTAGTTCCTGCTGAATCAGAACAAGCTGCATTTACAAATACAACATGATCTTTACTTTCAAATTTTTCTACCAATCTATCAAACATTTCTGGATCTGGTTCAAAAGCATAGACCTTATCATAAAGATCTACATAGTCTTCCAATCCACATCCTTCATTGGTTCCAATATAAACTAATGTAGACATTCAGTTCTCCAAATAATTTTTGTAAATAAAATCTTCAAGCACTTCAATTTGCTTAACTTTCTCTAAATTTTCTTTGATTGCATCAATCCTACTATAATATATTTCTTCAGAAACTTCAAATTCATCAGACAAGTCTAGAATACCATTTTTGTTGAAATAATTACCTATATCAGGAGTACCCAAATAAACAGGAATGGTTCCTGTAGCAAAACAATCTAGAATTTTTTCTGTGAAATAAGATTCATAACTACCATTTTCAATTACAACAGAAAACATATAGTCACACAACCCTTCTTCTTTGGTAGCGATTTCATTAAATCCTCTTCCATATAAATCAACCTGATCTCCAATTTTATCAACCCATTCAAGTCGTACTTTATGACCTTCAGTAAAATTTTTATTAGAAGTGATGAACGAGATCATCTTAGACTTTTCATAGATTTTTGGTTCTTTAATCCAAAAACCTTGAGCAGGAACCCACTTAAACTTTGAATCAATAGAGAGTAATTCTTTATTGTGTGTGAAGATAGTATCAAATACTTCCAAATATTTTTCAGGAAACATTTTAATAGAATCAACTATTTGTGGTGTAACAAATTTTGATTCCAACAACCATGCATATTTTGGACCATCAACTTCATCTAAGGAAGCTTGTTGAATTGCATTATCAACATAAAATGTTCCATTGCCACTACCATCTTTGACCCATTGAATATACTTTGATTCTTTACCAGCCACAGAGTAACCTTTATTACCACCTGTAAGATGTGTAAATGAATCTCCAACTAAATTAATTTTATACTTTTCCATCATTGTAAAAATTCAATTGTATCTGGTAAAACTTTTTGCTTATAAAGTTCTAAATTTTTATGATAAATTTCTGCATCATCAACATAATATTGAGCAACTTTATCAGTGATTAAAGAGCAAACTTTTATGTTTCTCAATGTCTTTACTTTATATCCAAAACTATATGCCCTATCTGCCATATCACCATCAGCACAATAATATCTGTACTGGTTATTATACATTCCAATTTCTCTAAAAATTTTCTTTTTATATAACCCATAATTCATTACAATTTCACCATCTGGTTTTTCATTAGTCAAAAACCAATCATTACTATGATCATTGCCAGATAGCCACTCTGATGTTTTTATGTCATCAGGAGTTCCATATTTCCAATTGAACAAATAAAAATCATGATCATCATCCACTTCAGAAAAAACTTCTTCCCAATCATTAGTCAAAAGAACATCATCATTCCACTGACAAATAATTTCATGTGATGCATTTTGAATACCAAGATTCATAAAGTGTGGATAAGAACTACGTTGACCAACTTCAATCAATTTAATCCTTGGGTGATTTTCATCCTTAATATATTCAATGGACCCATCTGTACTTCCTCCATCCACCAATACAAGTTCAAGTTTTTCATTTGCTTCAACTGTATTTTCAATCAGTCCCTGAAGAAATGGTCCTCTATTTAAAGTTCCAGTAACAATACTAATCATCAGTCTCCTTTAATAATCCTAATACTATCATCATCAAAATGCTGTGTAGAAAATTCAAATAATTCTGTATCCTCTAAAGCATACATCTGATGCCTTAATCCTCTGTAAATATGGAAGTGATCTCCCTTTCTGAGCACTCTTTTATTAGCAGTATCTAGATCATCTTCATCACTATATCTAAGTATAAGTTTTCCAGATTGAATGTAGAATGTTTCATCTTTAAGAATGTGATAATGCCACGAACACTTTCTTCCTTTAGCAAAATATAATAACTTACCACAATATTCAGTATTGTTAACTATCCACTTTTCAAATCCCCACCCCTTAGAGACAAATTTAATTTTTGAAGAAGTCATCAGAATTAATTCCTTTATCGTCAATGTAATAATCACCAGAGGGTTTCCCTAAAATAAGATTGTGGTACTTACACCCCCACAATCTTAGTTGAAGTTCTGTAATTTCATAAAATCTTGCTCTTGCAAGATTTGCATCATTATCATACCTTCCCATACCTCTAGCAGTAAAATATATGATGTGATGTCCTTCATCATATAATTTATTTATTTTGTCTATTCTATGCACAATTGGTTTTGCGCTTTCATAATCACCATTACTTACGGTACAAATAGTACCATCAATATCAACAACGTAATTCATTGATTTTAGAAATAAGATTTGTAGTAGAGTAATTTCCAATTCTATTGAAAAACTTTACTTGTTTGGCATATTGTCTTCCAACAACATCCCCATTTCTCCAGTCTCCTCCAACTAAAAGTACATCTGGATTATAAAGTTCTATCAATTGTTCAAGTTCTTGCTTGGTTCCAAAAGGCAAAACCAAGTCAATATATTTAATTGATTCTAACATAGTTTTTCTAAAAGATAAAGCATTGATTGGACGATCAATACCCTTATCCTTTTTCACCTTTTCATCTTCATCAACACCAACAATTAATCTATCTCCAAGAGATTTAGCTACTTTAAAAAGTTCTATATGTCCTGGATGGAGAATATCAAAGCACCCATTAACCCAAACAGTAATCATTTCAAATACCTTTCAATAGTTGTAAATTTATAATCGCCCCATTCCTTTTTGGCACAAGTGTAATCTTGATACTTTCCAATTAAATGATCAGGAAAAGGCACATACTCTATTTGTCCATTATATTTCTTAGCAACACATTCAGCAACATATTGAAAACTAACTGGATTACTTGTTCCCAAATCATAAATTCCAGAAGAGTTATTATTATTCAATACAATATCAACTAAATCATTTACACAAATAAAATCTCTAAGAAATTTATCAGAACCTTCAAAAAGTTTCAATGTTCCAGATTCTTGAATTTGTTTTGTAAATTTACTTACAGGACTTGCTTGATCTCCTTTGTGATCTTCACCATCACCATACACATTAAAATATCTAAATCCTTGAATTAAAGAAAATTTATCAATATTATCTTGAACAAAATAATCAATTTGCAATTTACTAATTGCATAATAGTTTAAAGGATTAATTTGTCCCTTGGTGTTTCCATACACAGATGCAGAAGAAGCATACTTAACTGGAATGCCATATTCTATTGCTCTCTCAAATAAAAATAAGCTAAAGGCAACATTATAGTGATGGAGAGTTCTAATATTAGTTTCAGTTGTAGAAGAAATAGCACCTTGATGAAGTATCAAAGATACTTTGTCCCATTTATCAAAGCTACTAATAAACTTATATGCATTATCTTGGTCTACTTCTACAATTGATTCATTTATTTTCTTTAGAAAATTTTTACCAATAAATCCTTTTGATCCAGTAACAATAATCATATTGTAGTCACCCCTCTTTGAGATACAACTTTTGATGCACATTGATTTGCATACTTGATACTTTCTTCAACATCATCAGTTTGCAAAAATTTAACTACAAATGCAGATATAAATGTATCTCCAGCACCAGACAAATCTTTAACCTCTACTTTTTTTGTTGGGTATCTTTTACCTTGATACTCACAACCCATTCCACCCATAGTATGAATAATTTTTTGCGACAACTCTTTTGTCAAAAACTGTTTTGAGTTTTTATATTCAACATCATTAATTTTAATAAATCTAGCTTTACTTATCCAATCCCCTAAAGTTTTTTTAGTATCAATAAAAACATTAGAATGATTTTCACAGATATAACTAATATCTTCTGTTGTTAGAAATCCCTTATTATAATCAGATATTACCACAGCATCATAATCAAAATCTATTTTACTCACATCTGCTGGTTCTATTTTTTGAGTACTATCAACTCTAAAAAACATATGATTTGTTTCTTGATGAACATATCTAGTTTTAGTCAATTCATACCAATTAGAGTTAGTATGAATATCAACTTTACCAGATATGCTCTCTATATTTCTGCGCACATTTCCAGCCATTCCTGGATTTTCTCTCTGATCAATTATGTTTAAAACTGGAACTGGTGCCTCAGGACACAATCTAAAAGAGTCGCAGTAGACAAATACATCTCTGCAACTCTCCCCAACAACAAGTATTTTTTTCATCAATATCTCGATTTTCTTTCAATCAACATCATAGGACGTCCACTTTCCCTTGCTCCTTTAACTGCATTCAGAACATCTGCACCAGTCACAGGATCAACCACAGGGAAACTTACTGCTGATCTAAACAGTTCAGTAAAGTCCTGAGAGTGCGTAATACCCGAATAGAATGGACCAGCATCAGCAGTCACAGCACGAATAATCACAGGAACTTTAAACTCACCATGAGAGATTCTTTCAATCTTATCAATGTGATTAATAATTGCATCAGAGGCAACCAACATAAAGTCATGTCGCTCATAGTAAAGAACAGGAATAAATCCTTCAAATGACATACCAATAGCAAGACCTGCCATCAGATTTTCTGCTACAGGTGTTTCAAGTTTCTGTTCTTTAGGAACACCTTTGAGAGTTCCCATTGCATCACCATAGGCAACATTGTATCCAATGAAGATTGCACCTTCTTCTCCAAGTTCAGTCATAGACTGATTGATAGCATCCTTATAGGAAAGATCAGAAACAATATCATTAGGGTAAACAAACTCTTGAAGAGGCGGGAAGTATTCATCATCAGTCTTCTTCACTGCCTTGGAAAGATCAATCATTCCAGGCTTACGACAATGAGGATATGTACAAGTGTATTGATATCTAATTACAGATGGAGAATTCCATTCTGGATGTGCAGTTTTACCCCACCTATCAGCATTTGATGCTTCACAAGATCTATCATTACTTTCAATTACAAACTTACAGGGCAAGTCCCACCCATCTACATATCTAACTGCTTCAAAAAGATGTCCATTATCTTCTGTCCCATCACCAACAAAACACCAAACTTTTCTATCAGATCCTTTCTTCTTTAATGCCCATGCAATACCTGCTGCAATAGCAGGAGTACCTCCAATGATAGCAGAAACAAAAAAGTTTCTTTCCTTATCATAGATGAACATACTTCTTCCATTAAGGATTCTATCCTCCACTACTTCAGGAGGAACTCCATGAAGAAGCGCATGGTAATGATTCCTATGATTAGAAATCACATAATCACCATCTTCAATTTGATCAAAGATTTCAATCAGTTGGTCTTCATTTCCACCAGACAAGTGAAAAAGAAATGGTAGTTTATTGTCCAAATAAAGATCACCAATATGATCTTCAAAGGCAATCAATTCCTCTTTAGTCCACTTCTTTCTCATACGTTTTCTCCAATTTTAATCATGATTCTACCAGCATTACCAGATTTAAGCAAATCAAATGCTTCATTAATTTGATCTAATGTAAAATAATGTGTCACAAATTGTTTCACATCAAGAATTCCTTCCTGATACATTTTCACATATCTAGGAATATCCTCTTGAGGATTTGTTTTTCCTCCTTGAGTTGCTTTGATACTCTGTCCCATACCATTAAAAAGATTGACTGCATTCATTACTTCAACCATCTTCCCTGGTGCAGGTTGTCCTACAAGTATCATTCTCCCATTATTGGACAACTTACTGATGCAGTTAGTAATAACTTCTGGGATTCCAGTTGTGTCCATAATTACATCTACCTTATCAACATTTTCTACACTATCAGTAAATGTAGTTGCCCCTGCAGTAAAGCACAGTTCTCTTTTTTCTACATTGTTATCAATAGCATAGATTGGACATGCACTCTTCATAGATGCAGCTTGTATCAAATTCAATCCAACACCACCACATCCAACAACTGCTACACTTTCACCAAATTTTAAATCAACTTCATTATCAATAATTCCCATTGCTGTTGTGAGCGCACAACCAAGAATCGCACAAAGTTCTGGTGGTGTGTCTTGAGGAACTGAGGTCAATCTATTTTCAGAAACAATAGAATACTCACTAAGAGTAGTAACTTTACCACTACTCATAGATTTACCATCCATTACATATGATGGAAATGGTGCCTCAATGCCAGAACCAGGACGCCAGTGCATCACAACTTTATCTCCAACCTTGACTGTGGTAACACCAGGACCAACTTCCTCTACAATTCCACACCCTTCATGCCCCATCAAATGAGGAAGAAACTTTGCATTCCCCTTATGACCTCTAATCTCATGAAGTTGTGCGCCACACAATCCACTCATAAGAACTTTAATTAATACTTGACCAACTTTTAGTTCAGTAAGTTCTACTTCTTTAACTGCAAGAGGTGCATCAATTTCAACTAATACTGCTGCTTTCATACTTGTTCAATTAAATTACAAATTTCTTGATACAATTCATCCAAATCACTAATATTTGTTGTCTTATCTTTAAAATCATATCCAACTATATCATGTGTATAATTTACAAATTTGATACAGTTTTCTAGTGACCATTTATTTAGAGATATCCAAAGAGGTGCTGTTGGAACTCCAAGAAGAACTTTACATCTTTTAGATAACTGACCTATCCCAACTAAAGATAATCCATAGTCTGTTGTACACTCAAAGTTATCAAGTTTTTGTGTTGTGATAAAAGTCTTATTATGTTCTTGAAGTAAATTAATAATTTGTCGCATCAAATCATCTTGTTGCTCATAGTCTATTTTCATCTGACCACTAGTACAATAACTATTAACTATAAGAAAATCATAGTTAGATGTTAGTGTATCTTGAAGTAAAATTTCCTCATCAAAGATGATATCATTAGTGTCCTTAAAGGGGAAAACTAGATCATTAGTTTCACAAACAAACTTCCATATTTCAAATAACATTGTTCCAAGATCTAGAAGATCTGGAAAATTTTTAGAATATGCTGGAAATGTTTTTGGATCATTACCCCACATTCTTTGAAGTGATGGACAACACCAAAGATTAATTGCACGATTTGGTCCAGAATGTGTTCTCAAATCTACAGAATTTATAGAACTTTCTGGAAGATTGCCCAAACTTAATTTAGGATTCAATGATATAAATTCATTGAGTTGACTGTGATAAGATGTATTGCAAATAAATTCACATTCAATATCGTTCACTTGAGTTAAGTGATGTAAAAAATGCAAAGAAACTAAACAATCTCCATAGTGATAATTATTATAAAAATATAGCATTTTTTTTATACCATTCATATGTTTCATAGATTCCTTGACGAATCCCAATCTTAGGACTCCATCCAAGAGATTTAATTTTATCTACATTTAATACTTTTCTAAGTGTTCCATTTGGTTTGGAATCATCCCATCTAATCTCACCATTATATCCAATAATAATAGAAATAAGTTCTGTAAGTTCTTTAATGGTTAGGTCTTCTCCAGTCCCAACATTAATAATTTGAGAATCATTATATGAAATCATACATCTAAAACAAGCTTCTGCCAAGTCATCAACATGTAGGAACTCCCTCATAGGAGAACCATCTCCCCAACATTCAACATAAGGTGCATTAGATTCCTTTGCCTCATGAAATTTTCTAATTAGTGCAGGAAGTACATGTGAGTTTTGAAGATCAAAATTATCATTAGGACCATAGAGATTAGTTGGCATTAATGAAATAGCATTGAACCCATACTGCTCTCTATATGATTGGCAGAGTTTGATACCAGCAATCTTTGCAATTGCATAGGCATCATTTGTGGGTTCCAGAGCACCAGTCATCAACTGATCTTCGGTGATAGGTTGAGTTGCTAACTTAGGATAGATGCAGGATGAACCAAGAAACAACAGTTTCTTTAAATCATTTACCATAGAGTAATGAATGATATTGTTCTGAATCATCAGGTTCTGATACAGAAAATCTCCCTTATATGTTTTGTTTGCCATGATGCCACCAACTTTGGCAGCAGCAACAAAAACATATTCAGGTTTATTTCTTTGAAAGAATTCTTTGGTATCTTCTTGATCAGAAAAATCAACTCTATTACGAGTTGCTTCAATGATATTAAAGTATCCCTGTTTTTTTAAATTCCTCACAATTGCTGACCCAACCATCCCATTGGCTCCAGCAACTAATACTCTAGAATCACTGTCCATAAACACACATGTCCTCAATCAATTGATCAAATGATATTTTAGGTTCCCATCCTAATTGTGTTCTTGCCTTAGTGGCATCACCTAATAAGGTCTCTACTTCAGCAGGTCTAAAATATTTAGGATCTACTGCTACTACCAGATTTCCACTATTGATATCATATCCAACTTCATCCAATCCTTCTCCTTCCCATCCAATACTCATACCAAAATAAGGTGCTACCTTCTCTACAAATTGTCTGACTGAATATTGTTCTCCAGTAGCAATGACATAATCTTCTGGTGTTTCTTGCTGAAGCATCAACCACATTGCTTCTGCATAATCTTTGGCATGTCCCCAATCTCGTTTGGCATTAAGATTTCCAAGATAAAGAACATCTTGCAATCCAGAAGATATTTTAGAAAATGCTTTTACGATCTTTCTAGTCACAAATGTCTCTCCCCTTCTAGGGGATTCATGATTGAAAAGAATTCCTGTACATGCATACATGTCATATGATTCTCTATAGTTTTTTGTAATCCAATAAGCATATAACTTAGCTACACCATAAGGTGACCTTGGATAGAAGGGTGTTGTTTCTTTTTGGGGAATTTCCTGAACAAGACCATACAATTCACTTGTAGATGCTTGATATATTCTTACCTTCTGTTCCATACCAAGAAGTCTAACTGCTTCCAGGATTCTCAGAGTGCCCACCCCATCCACATCTGCAGTGTATTCAGGCATCTCAAAAGAAACCTTTACATGACTTTGTGCTGCAAGATTATAGATTTCATCTGGTTGTACTTGCTGAATAACTCTAACTAAGTTCGTAGAATCAGTGAGGTCACCATAATGCAACTTAATTCTACCATATACATGATCAATACGATGTGTATTGATGAGGGAAGACCTTCTAATAATACCATGAACTTCATAACCTTTCTCCAAAAGGAGCTCAGCCAAGTAGGATCCATCTTGCCCAGTAATACCAGTAATTAATGCTACCTTCATATATTAGATACTTTTTACCATTATACAAAAAAAGAGGGGTATTGTAAACCCCTCTAGATTCCGTATTTGCAGGCTCGCCACCAATTCTTTAACTGGAAATTGGAAACCAGGCGGGAGTAAGATCCCATCCGCACCACTTGCTCTTGAAGGAAGCAAGAAACCTAATGAGGGTCATATTGACTCCACCAGGGTTTTTAAAGTCTCTCCATGACTGAAGGGGGGGTTCCCGACCAGGGTGCTTTTAAAGTCATCCCAAGACTATGCTGGTTGCGAGGATCGAACTCGCCTCCCATCGATTATGAGTCGATTGCATTCGCCAGATTGCTAAACCAGCAAGTAGGAATACTGGGAATTGAACCCAGACCAACCCGTTATAAGCAGGCCGCTCTACCATTAAGCTATACTCCCATCAAATTTTTTAGGTATTCTGTAGTAATGGATATACCATAAGATATTGCTATCCTAGGTTTAGTTCCCTCAACTGGAAGCGACTTATGAAAGTGTTTGTTCACATGATATTTGATATATTGTCGTTCTTCAAAATTAAGTTTTTTATTTAACAAAACTGGATCTCCTCCATGCTCTGGCTTAGATAAAAATAAATTAAATCTAAGATGCTCTCTATTTGGTAAAGTTGGATCTACATGCTCATGAATAAATCCACCAGTTAAATTGCAAGTTACTAAATCTCCAAAAAAAGGATCTTGCATCCATACTAAAATTTTTTCTTTTTGAAGAATTCTAAGTTTTACTTCATGAAACAATTCTGGTTTTTCAAATTTACTTAATTGAGTCAAATTAATAAATTTTCTATAAGGACCAGCTTTGTTAACTTTAAATTTATCTTCATTTGAATAGATCCAATCTAGAAGTTCCTTTTGTTCTTGGATTGTAATGATCTCCATTCAATCAGCAACCTTCTTCATGATTAGTATAAAGTTCAATCAATTCTTGATCTGAAGATAATTTGATTGATTTATATTTACTGTTGTTTTGTATAGATTTTTGTTGTTGTTCTAATTTGATTTTAAGATTAGTATTTTCTTTATTCATGATTCCATGTAAGAAATTTTTGCATTGGATCTATTTTTGTTTTTACAATTTCACATGCTCTTTTATAAAACATATTGTCTGTATTACCAGACTCTTCAAATGTTGCCTTTATTTTCACCCAGTTATCATAGGTGTGTTGGTCCATTTACAATTTTTGCAGGTGGTCATTTAACCTCAACAATATTCTTTCTGCGTCTTGGACATCTATTCCATCTTGTTTGGAATAATATATGTAGTCGTCCAAGGACAAGGTAATGACCTCAATGTCACTTTTTGATAACTTTGGGGTTTCCCAACTCATCTAATTTCAAACTCCAATTTTTTAACTTTACGATTTTTTCTTGCTTCTTGAAAAGCAAGGTCTTCATTTGAGAGCAACTTATTTGTGCTCTTCTTATTATAACCTGGAGAGACAATTTCTACAAGGCTCAAATCAAGAGCACTAATACTATCTCCACGAATGGTAGTTAGGTTATCACACCCACAACACTTAGTCTGAGCTGGGTGTGCCTGCAATTCTTTGTTGCAATTCTTGCATCTGATCTTTAACATCTTTAATCATCCTTTTAATTTCGTCAAGTTCTTCATGTATATCTTGATGATGAAACCTTAATGGTTTTTGTATAAGTTCGTTAAATTTTTTCTTTTTCATTTTTACATATTTAGAGAGCGGGTAACCAGATTCGAACTGGTGACTCCAACTTGGAAGGATGGCATTTTACCCCTAAACTATACCCGCATGAAGGGGGATTACTCCCCCATATTTAATTATACTTCAACTTCAATCATACGATTGGCATAGTCATAAGCATAACTGGTTCTGGCACCATGGTAACCCCAACCTATCCAAGTATAGGCGTAATCCATATATCTGTCAATACTTTTACCAGGGGTTTTCATTTTTTCTTCTATTCGTTTCCACTGGACCTCATTAATCAAATACTTTAATTGAGTATTCATACTAGAAGGACTTCCACCATATTTTCTAGCAAAGTCACCCAATCCATAGTATCTGTTAGAAGATGTCCACTGAATTAACCCATAACCACGCCAGCAATTATGGTAACTAGTTTTACTACCACCTTCACAAATGTTAGGAATAAATGTTGATTCCTGACGAATGTTACCCATGATGGTAGCAAGGGCGTTTCTGTCTTTAACTCCAATGTCCTGGAAATATGCCAGGGCTACATTTTCATTTTCATTACACCCTTTACAAATTAGCCTTTTCTCTTTTGGCTTTTCAGGAGCAACCTCTTTGGTCGCTGTCGGTGTTTCAAACTCCTTAATAATAGAAAAAGGCACTGGAGGTGCTGTCAAAGGTGGAGGTGGAAACAAAGGCAGTGTTGCCACGTTGGTTGTAACCGTTGCCAAAAAGGGCAGGGCTACTGTAAAGAAGTTTTGCATTTAAATTGATTGAACTCTACATCCCAATAGAAAGGGGGTACACCACTCCTCTCGAAGGGCACTTTCCTGGGCTCTAAATCATTATCAAGGACTAATAATAAAAATCATAATGAGCGACTATTTAGTTTCATCAAGCATACCATTAATATAATTGAGAGACATAACCTCAATTTCAGTATTATTGACTACCCAATCTTGAATCTCTTCATACAACGCAGAAGCATCAGAAGATCTTCCTTGTTCGCACAGATCATGCATCCTATCAATGATATTATCAACTTGAACCTGACACATCTGTTTCAATTGAGCATTGTTCATAATAATCTTTTCTGAAATATCTTGATAAGATATTGCTATTGTAATACAAGGGAGTCCCATCGTCAAGTGATTCAGTTAAGACATTATTTAAGAATAGTTGTCGAGTCTCTTCGTAGTTGGTTTTACCAACAGTTTTATGAAGTGATAGAATCGTTCTTTGAAACTTATTCTTACCATACTTTTTAATATCATCTTTTAGTTCTGGACATGAACCATAATAGTTCTTCCAATCACTTTCCTGTTTGACTTTTCTCTTCTTTCCTTTAGGTGTTCTAAATGACCAAAAGTATTTTCTACCCAAATATTTCCTGTTGGTCTGGGAACACTCTATTAAATAAACAAACCCAAAGTGATCTTGAATATCTTCTGATTCAAAGATCTCTCCTTGATATCTCCAAGGATTATCATAG